AAAATATCTTTGACATCTTGTTAAATTCACATCATAAGGCAAGAACTCAAAATCAGATGCAGTTGTTCCAGCTTCTAGTTGTATTCCTGTAATAAACCATTCGTTAGCTGTGTCATCTGCAAGGTTGACTTGACCTACGGCTACATTAGCTGCTACTCTTGTATTCCAAGATGTGTTTAAAGTGCCAGATGTAAAATTTGTTCCAGCAGATAGCCACATAGCTAAAACTAAAGCACCAGTATTATCATTAGGTAAAATTCCTGTAGTATCTCCTTCAAAAGTAATTGTTTTCTTTTCCCAAGTATTAGATACATTTACAGTATAAGATTTAGATATATTCCTAGAGAAGCTTCCATCTCTAAGTTCAACAATATATGTTCCTGTTTTATTTGTTTTAACCCAAAAACTTAATGTTAAATTTTGAGCATTAGCAGTTCCATATTTTAAATACTGTAAATTTTGTCCTTCAAATCTTTGTTGAAATGAAAAATTAGAACTAGCACTTAAACTAGCATTAGCAGTTGTACAATCTAATTTAGTTGAATATGAAAAACCTTGACCACTTGGTACATCTGTGTCTTGCGATATAGTCCAAGTTCCTGAATCACCTATATTCATAAACCATCTATCAATTGTATAATTATTTGAAGTTATAGAAGCTGTAGAAGTTCCTCTTTGAGCAATACTCATATCACCATTGATGATGATGTTTCTAAATGGTATTGGTTCAATATACTTAGCAGCAGTTACAGCATTGTCTTGTATCTTTGCTGTACTAATAATATTATCTTCTAAGTCATCAGCACTTAAAGGAATTGCTGTTGGTTTGTTTCCTATGAAAGGCATTTATTTCTCCTATGAACTAATTGCGTCTACTGTTGATACCCAAACATCTAATGATGAAGCTGTGTCTGATATTACTTTTAAAGCATCTCCAGATTGAACTACAAACTTAGCACCACCATCTAAAACTTGTAGTGCTGAACCTGCAGGAATTGGAGCATCTTTAACTAAGTAAATATCATTTGCACCATCATTGATATAGACAGATGCTACTACAGCAGAAGCTGTAACATTAGCAACAGATATTCCTACTACAGTATCATAACTGTCAGCAGTAAATAATGTTGCAGCAGAAGTTCCTACATCATTTGAAGTGTATCTTCTAAAGTTTTGTGCCATGTTTTCTCCTTATAAAGCTATTGCCATAGCTATTGCAAATCCAGGACTTGCAGCATCTATGTTTGTTAATTGACTGCCATCTACAGCAGGTAATTTTGCAGAACCATCTAATTGTACCACATTGTTTGCTGAAGTTCCAACATTTAATGTAGCAGCAGTTCCTAATCCAGTAATCTTAGAATTATCAATAGCATTTACTTCTAAGGTAATAGTTCCTGATGAAGTAATTGGTGAATTTGCTACTGTAAATTCTGAAGAACCTGAATCAGCTACCCCTACTGAAGTTACTGTTCCAACATTAGCTGGAGTAACTTGTGTATAAGTAATATTGCTTACACCAATAGTTGCATTAGAATCAGTAGTACATAAAAAGATTTTATTGTCATTTGCTGTACCTTGATTGACTACAATCATTTGACCAGATAGTTCAGCTATTGTGTCAAATTGTGGATCTCTTGAAGCAGTACCACTAGCTACTACAATATATAATCCATTAGCTGTAGCATCTGTTTGGTTTTTAACTAAAACTCTATCTCCAGTAACTAATGTTACACCATCAAGTGTATCACCATTTTGTAAGTCTGCTGTTAAATCTATATTTGCAGTTGTAGCAGCTTCTGCAATAATTCTAGTTCTTAGTCCTGCAACAGCTTGGTCTACATAATTTTTAGTAGCAGCTTCAGATGAAACAGAAGGATCTCCAAGACCTGTAACTGAACCACCAGATATAGAAACATTGTTTGCATTTTGAGTTGCAATTGTTCCTAAACCTAAATTAGTTCTAGCTGTACTAGCTGAAGTTAAATCTGATAAGTTATTTGCTTTAACAAGTTTAGCATCTAATTGAGTTTGAATATTTGATGAAACATTATTTAGATAACCAAATTCTGTATTTGAAATTGTACCATCATGAATTTTAGTAGCATCAATAGCAGCACTAGTATTAATATCTGCATTAACAATAGTACCATCTAAAATTTTTGCTGAAGTAATATTTGAATCTGCAATCTTAGCAGTTGTTACTTGGCTATCTCCAATGTGAGCTGTATCTATACTGCCATCAACATACTGATCTGAGTCTACAGAATTAGCAGCCATTTTAGCATTAGTAATTTGAGAATCAGCTATGTGTACTGTATCTATAGATCCATCTACATATTGATCTGAATCAACTGAGTTTGCTGCCATCTTAGCAACTGTAATTTGTGAGTCTGCAATATGAGCTGTGTCTATAGAACCATCTACATAATGTTCACTATCAATACTATCATCTGCAATTTTAGAACCATTAACTGCATCTGCTCCAAGTTTAGCAGTAGTAACTGATCCATCTGCTAATTGAGTTGTACCAATAACTCCACCAGGAATAGATGTATTTGTTTTAGATATTGCACCAACATATACATTAGTAATTGCTTCGTTAGATAAATTTCCTGAATCCCAAGTTATATTAATTGTAGTGTCTGTTGAAAAAGATGATGAACTTATAGTTCCATAAATAGTTCCTGGAGTTGGAGCTACAATTTTAATTCTTCTGTCAGCATGATAAAAAGAAGTTACATCAACACCAGCAATTGTAAAAGAAGTAGCTGATGCGTAAGTTGCAGTATAAGCACCACTACCATCACCATACTCTACCCATTGAGAATCATTATACCAATCTCTAGTATTTTTCATCAATGCTCTAATGGCATTGTTTAGATTGGATGGTAGCATCCCTTCTGCTACTGAAATACCATTTAAGTCTGTATTGTTAGCTTGTGTTGTTGAATAATCTTTTATACCTGCCATTTTAATCTCCTATAAACCAAGCAAATGCTTTATTGTTCTCTTGGTTTTTTTCATTTATTAATGCGTTGATCGCTTCCTCAATTTGTCTTTGAAAAAACTCTTGAGTTTCAAAACTGTATCGAACATTATCTATATCAGTTTTATCTGTCATCGCAACCCTGCTCTTGATGCAACTAGATCAATTCCTTGAGCATCTTTCCAAACTCCACCACTAGGTATTTTAACATTTACTTTTACATAACGACCAGATTGTCTTACTGGATTTATACCTGTGGAGTTCATGCTTATTGATGATGATTCTGTTTCTGTGTCTGCCAGTCTATCTCTAGTCTTAATTGTAACAGTAGCTTCTGCATCAACAATAGGTCTGATACCAATTATATTCGATCTTAGTCCAGGAAACAACTCTAATTCTCTAGTTTCTATTTCACCTTGATTAGCAGTTCCTGAAAAAATAGCAGCTTTATAATTATTATCTATAGCACCTAGTAATAATTGACCACCATTCCAAAAGTCAGTATCTAAAGCAATATTAATATTATCTAAGTTTTCTGAAATAATATCCATTAATTCTACAGTATAAGCACCTACAAATTGTGAGAATATGGTACTAGCATTAGCTTCAGCAGTAGACCATTTCTGAGTTGCATAATTATAAATTAATATTTTATCACAAATACCAGTAGTATTTGCAGTATCGGATGCTGATGGATATAACCATAAAGCTAACTGATTAAATGGATCGACAGCAGCACAAATACGATCACTAAATGCTTTGTTTAAATCAGTATCAAAAAATCTATTTACTTTTTCTGCACCTATTGAGATAACTTGGTCGCCATTAATTTCGAAAAATCCATCGTCTGCATAGAAGAATACTCTACGATTATCTTGGCAAACAGTTCTACCATAAACAGCTCCTCTATTTGGAGAGATAACTGACAATCTAAATACAGTTGCACCACCCACATAGTCCATACGAATTATTTGGTTTTGTCTAAATACATAACCAATCTCTCCAGAAGTAATATGAACAATCTGTCCACCTGAACCTGGTAAGTCTTGACTATCGGATTGTTTTGTTCCTGGTGTCCAAGTTGCAATATCATTGATACCAGACCATTGAATTGTATTTGATCCAGTTGATAAGTTTCCTGTAACTAAGAAATCCCTAATGACACCAGATACTTTAAAATTAGGTACTCCAGTTGCTATACTATCTAAGTCAGCAAAGTTAGTTGATGTACCCATTAAATAATATTGAGGTTTATCTACTCCATTACTTGCAATAACATAATTACCAAATTGAGTAAAAGTCCAAAAATCTGTGTTACCACCAGTTAAACTAGATTTTCTTGATGTGAAAGTTCCACCATCTAATTGATATAGGTCAGTATTAGTTGCTACAAAGTTAAAAACTGTATTAGCATTATCTCTGAAAGAACCTGCACCTCTACTATTTGCTGAAATATTATTGGAAGAATAATTAACTAATGAAGGAAATCTTTTGTAAGAATTTAAAGCATAATAAACATTGTTAGCTACATTCGCACCAGGATTATTATGTTCTGGTTGATCAGGTAGCCATTCTCCAAAAGGTATTTGCATTATTATCCTTAACTATTATTAGTTACAGAAATTCTTGAGCTATCATTAAATGCAGATGCAACAGTTACATCGGATCTTTGTTGTAAAGGTGCGTTGCCATATTGGTCTTCTCTGTCATTTCTCTCAAGTCTTTCTAAAGCTGTTTGATACATTTTCTCCCATTGAGCTGCTTGATTAGGTTCAATACCACCTAAGAAGTTAGCAGCATGATATAATGAACCATATAAATAAATTG